ATTTGTTAAGACCATATGTCCAGACACACCATATGACGCAGTATCTCTAAACATAAAAAATCCAGCCGTAGATGATCCTCCACTTACGGCTGCTGTAGTAGTAACGCATCCAGTAGCCAAATAACCCGATGTCGTATATGAAGTAGAACCTGTACCTAGCTGAATAAGCATATTACTACTTGCATTACCAGATACTTCGTTAAAAATTATTGTGATTTTCTTCACCCACGCAGGCAAAGCTGTAAAGTCAATGCTTGTTCCGCTGGTAGAGGCAACAGCAGTACCCTGAGTAATCCTCTGTATCTGCGCCCTAGCAGCAGCACTGTCAGTCCCGTAGAACTGTCCGTTGTATTCAATATTGCCAGCGGCTGCTGTGCCGATCAGCGTGTTAGAAGTTAAAGCAAGTATTGACATGATTATCCTTCGTACAGAATGTTTACAGAGCCAGCGTCAAAGGTGTCTGTGCCGTTGACTGTGGTGATGCGGACAGCGGTAAGAGTTGCACCAAGAGCAATAGACCCCGCACCAAAACTTGGCCCTGAACTATTTGCGTTAATACAAGTCCAAACCCATGTATTTGAGCCTAATAAAGTTAATGTACCTGCACCAGTTCTTGTAAATGCGGCGTTTCCTACGTTATCGACATTTAAACCTGATGTTTGTGTGACTGTACTAGTTGAATTTCCGTTTGAACCAGCACTTGTATAGCCGCTTGTTGTGTATGTTGGAGTTGCCCCTGTACCCGCTTGAATTTGCACAAGAGATGTACCACTTGTTGATAGTCCAGTAAATGTCAATGTAATACGTTTAACCCAATCTGGCAAAGCAGTAAAACTTACTGAAGTACCTGATGTAGACGCAACAGCAGTCCCCAACGTATTAACAGAATTGGTCGCAGTGGCGGCTTGAAGTGTCAGCGTGTTTGTACCAGCAACAAGTGGTGCTGATACTGTGATAGCCCCGCTAGTATCTCCTGAGATAACGACTGATGACATATATTTCCTTTACAGAACAACCCAGCGAGCGCCAGATGGAATGGTGACAGTGATGCCGCTATTGACGGTGATGGGTCCAGTGGACATTGCGTTAAAGCCAGTGCTGAGAGTATAGTCTGTGGTCACAGTCTGGCCGTTCTCCACGAACACCTGGTCAGCGCCGCCGCCAGTTGCGCCGCCGCCCAAGGCTCCCCACGCTGTTGCGCCGTAGCCTTCAAACTTGCCGTCTGTGGAGTTGTAGCGCACCATGCCGGTGACAGGTGTGGGGCGTTGGACGGTGGTGCCCACGCTCAGTTTGGCAGCGCCCGTGTTGTTCAAGGTCAGTTGGCCAGCCATTGTCAAGGTGCTGCCCAATGTGACCGCGCCGGTCACGCCCAAGGTGGTGGCAAACGCTACGGCACCGCTGGCCGTCAGCGTGGTGAACGCGCCGGTGTTGGGTGTGGTGTCGCCAATGGGTGGGGGCGAGGCAAACGCGGAGAAGTCCAAAGGGATGGAAATGTTGTCTACGGTGTAGAGCAACACGTCGTTGGCGTCCCTGACTATAAATTTGTAGCTGGTGGTGTTGACCAACCAGATGTTGGCTTGGCCAAGCGAATCTAAGATGATCGGGTTGGTGTTGGCCGTACCAGCACCAAAGTCGGTGTAGGTAGCGATAGGCGTCGAAGTACCACCTGCGTAGGTGTAGATTTTGCCGCCGACAAGAGGCAAGCCATCCGATCCGAAGATCTGCTGTTTGGGGGAGGGGGTTAAGCCAGCCATGTGTTTACCTCAAGTTTATTATTCACGATTGACGCCTCTAATTTCAACTTTTGGAAAGTTAGTTAACGCGTTTTGATTTTCTTGCGTGGGTGCCAACGCGTTTTGCGTTTGCGTGATGATATTCAATTTGGTTGGGCTTAATTGGTTTTGAGCTTGGCCAAGTGCTCTGAGCACATCAATGCGCTGGGATGCAGGAACTTTTTTCAGCAATGTTTGAAAGTCTTGCGCGGAGTTAAAACCTTTTTCAAGTTCTTTCAACACGTTTGCGCTCATCTTGTCTCTCAGAATATCAAGCATTTGATTTGTCAAAGTGACCTTGACATCTAAAAAACTTGGTAAACGGAACTTAGACTGGTTGGCTTCCAAAATTATCTTCATGGCATCCGCGCCAGCTTGAGTTTGACGCACCACTTCAGCGTTGCGCTTCAATTCTGCCTCAACGCCTTTAACCACACCCATCTGTTGCGGCGACAATACTTGGCTTAGGTCGTCGTAACGAGCCGCGCCGGTGGATTTTTTAAGTAGTGCAGATTCACCACGCCCCAATGCGGTCATAAATGGGCCCGCGCGTTCGCCAACGCCAAGAGGTTGCTCAAGCACGTTTGTCATGGCGTTCAAGACTTTGGCTTGGTTGACAGGAGGTGACGCGGCGGCAAAAACTTGCTGGGCTTGTTGGTAGCCAGGCAACGCTTGTTCGATTGTGTTTTTGACATTGACCAAATTCTTGACAATAAACTTATTGTCTTTGTCGGAAATCAACTGTTTAATGTTATCCAACACTGAAGATACTTGTTGAGCATTTGTGCTGGCTTCTAGACCAGTTTTGACTTGATTCAGCGCGGACACAAGTTTGGCATTGCCTGGGTTTGCGGCAAGCAAGCTGTCAACCTGTTGCGTCAAAGGCAACACGTTGACGGCTGTAGTGGGTTGAGTGGCAGCGGCGTACAGCGGGTCGCTTACGTTACTTCGCATGGCTTCAGCAGACCGCAAATCAGGTGTGTTGGCTTTCAAACGTGCTAAACGGTCAGCTTCTTGAGCCGCTTGAACAGACAACGCAGCCCCAGGTGCAGTCTTGGCTTGAACGGTTTCACCAAGGTATTGAACTTGAGGTAAGTTCACATCGGCCAATGCTTGCCGCACGGTCATGTTGGGGGCTGCGTTAGCTAACGCATTTTGAGCGGCGGCTATGTTTTGCGGCGCTCTGCCATTCTCGGTCAGCGCGTTACGCACAAGAGTACCCGCGCGTACCGCTGCACGTTCACCAGTGATTGCGTCAACCACGTTGCCTGCGCCTTTTGCGCCTAGCGCCAAGCCGTACCCAGCGGCGGCGGTAACAGGTGCCAATGGGTTGGTGTACTTGGCGGCGGTACCCAATACTTTTGACGCTGCGGGCGCTATGCGAGCCGTTGCTGACGCGCCGCCGGTAAACAACGTGGACAGGTCAGCCGCCGCTCCAACAGGGTCGGTGGCCAATGTGTTCTTCAATGCTTCTACGCTGCCGTAGCGGTCTTTGAACATACCGCCAACAGCATTTGCTGTATCAACCGCACGTTTGGCGGCTTGAGGGTCGTTGTCAATTCGGTTGACCAAATCAACAAGATCTTTGGGTAGTAAGTTTTGCAACGCGCCAGCACCGATGTCCAACACGCCCGACACTGTTTGCACGGGGTTTGTTATAGCGGTTACCAAACCTTTGTAAAAATTTACCGCGCTAGGCCCCACATTCATTAAGGCTTCACCTGGCACATCTGAAAATGATCTGCGAGGGCCTGGTACCCCAGTTGGTTGGGGCATAGCCACGTCTGCACCGCCGTATTGCTTGGCCAGCGCGTCGTAATCAACAACAGGCGCAGCATCTGCGCCGCCGTATTGTTTGGCGAGTGCGTCGTAATCCATTATTTAATCCCTGCGGCTTTTTTAAACTGATTGGCCGCTTCCGCGTTAGGAAATGTTTTGACGCGGCCATCAGGTAGCGTGACTGAATTACCGGCGGGCGCGGGCGTTAAACCACCGCCAGACGCTTCTGGTTTACCGCGTGATCGGCTAGCAGGTAGCTCACGAAATTGCGGGAACCGTGCAAAGTCTTCAGACCTTGTTTTTTCGTATGCGTCACGAATGCGTTCACTTGCGCCGCGCGCTTGTTGTTCAACTAAATCAATTTGCTCAAGCAAAGGCCCTTTACCTTTGACCTCATCTAACGCCGCGATTTGATCTGCAAGAATTTTCCATTCTTGATTGGCAATTGAACCAATTGAACCTGACATGGCCGCAGTTGCTTTACCTAGTGCAGTCACTTTACCGCGCAAGTTAGCAAGGCGTGTCTCAGCTTGGGCGGCTTTACCTTCAGAAAACGAAGGTAAGTATTTTCCTGTGTAGCCTGTAGCCGCTGACAAACCTGGCGCTGTTTTAACGGCTTGAATAGAGTCAAGCAAATCGTCCATTTGAGACAGCGTGGTTGTGGCCGACTTGTAGTCCTTAGCAACAGCTTCACGTAGCTTAATAGCCTGTGGTTCTGTCAAAGGTTTTGGTGCGGCGACATTACCACCACTTGTAGCTTTAGCGGCGGTAGGGGCGCGGGTAGCCGCTGCGCGCTCCCGTAAAAAGTTCATAAACGCAGGATCTGTTTTAGCGCGTTCATACTCAAGAACACTTACGGGAGGTGTAATTTCTTTTGGCACAACAGGCCGCTCAGGCGGTGTACTAAATGTGTTTGTAGCTGGGTTAAATACTGCGTTGCCCACAACTTTAGGTTGCTGCGACTTCATCCACTCAGACATGCCCATTGCCTCTTGCTGGCGATAGCGTTCAAACTGTGCAGGGTCGTCTGGCACTTCCGCTAACGCTTGCTCTAGTGTGCCGCCCTGCGCCAATACCGGCCCTAAGTCAGGGTCAGCGTGTTGCATCTTGACTAGCTCACGAACGGCGTTAGGGCTTGGGGCGCGAAGCAATCGTTCCCGAAACATTGCTGTTTTTTGCGCGGCGGTTTCCGCTCTTATTTCACGCTCTTGTTTACTAAGAGCGCCGTGAAGTTGTTGCACCCGCAAGGCGTTTAATTCTTGATCTTGCGCCGCTTGTTGTTGCGCCAACTGATTGCGTTGCACCGATTCTTGGCCAGCCGTGAACCGAGCGCCAATATCGACGGGCTGAAGTAGTCCAAAATTGAGTGGCATAATTTATCTCCGAAATGTTCCAGAAGCTGGGTCCCATGAGCCTGATGTTCCAGAACCGCCACGGTAAGTTTCATAAAGTTTACCTGCTGCGGTGGCAAGATCCCCATACGCCGACTGCCTTGCCTGTGCCCCCACCAGCAAAGCGTTTCCTTGGTTAACACCTTGATTTATATACGCGTCGCCAACATTGGTCGCCATGGTCTGGCCAGCAGTGCCCAAAGTATTGGCTGTAGTTTGACCCATACCTGTCAACGATTGCAAGGGATTTAAACGAGCGGCGTTTTCAGTTTGGTAGCGATTAAACGCGTTTATGTATTCTTGGCTGCCCATGTCTTGGCCATATCGTGTTGCTGCCTTCAGCGCCCCACCAGACAGCAAGCCACCGCGAGCCGCAGCGGTTCGCTCTAATTGTTTTTGGCCTTCGCTCAAGCGAAACGCGTAGCCTGGGTCGGCTTGAAATTGATCCACACCAAAATTTTTGTATTTAGATGCGTTGACAAGCTCCGGCAAAGCATTTACACCAACATCGTAAAAAGGTTTTTGCCTAGCTACGTTTTCGTTGTACATGCGCTCTTGAAGTGCAGTGGCACGGTCGGTGGCAGCGCCAGTAGCTCTTGCTGCGTCGCTTGCTGCGGCTTGAGTCGCGCCGCCTCCTTCAAGCGAACCACCAATCGACCCACCTATAGCCGCTCCCGCAGGGCCGCCAAAATAAGCGCCAGCGGCTGTACCTATAACTTGAAGCCACCCCATATTGTTCCCCTTAAATTATTTTGCGCCAATCAAAGCGCGTGTGTCTGAACTAAAACAACGATAGGTCACGATACTTCCCTTCCACTGACGCGCATGTTGATGGCGCTGGCCGTTCCGGCGATTGTCGAGATAAACCCGCCAGAAGGCAAGATCTGGCCGACAAGTTCAGGAAAGATATAAGTCTCAGACGCGGCCAAGGATTTGGCCTTGACGATTAAATTGTCGTTGCTGGCGGTGCCGGTAGCAGTGATCAAGTTGACGCTGATCGTGGCCGATGAACCGCTGTAGTTGGTGGCTGTGAACTTGTCGATAATCGTGGTCACGCCATTGGCAATATATTGCGTTGTCTGCGTATCCTCAACGGTTTTGGCTGGAACTAGATTTTTGGCGGTTACAGTCATTGAAGCACCTTTTACAAAACAACCCAGCGGGAACCTGACGCAACCGTCACTGTCTGACCGCTAGCAATGGTGATCGGCCCAGCCGACATGCCTGAATTTCCAGTAGCTATAGTGTAACTTGTAGAAATGGTTTTGCTGTTGACGTAAATTCCATTGCCCGCGTTAAACTGTTGGGCTAGAAATTCACCCGTAGACGGCTTGTACAGCAACTTGGCATTACTGATGTAAGCCGTCGTAAAACTGCCAGAAGTTGCGTTGGCAAATACGGGGTAGACATTGGTAGCTGTAGCAGTGTCATTGGTGATTGTCGCGCCGCTTCCCCCACCTGAAGTTTGTTTTAAACTTCCAGTGTTATCGTATGCACCATTAGTTGTCCATGTATCGCCGACTTGCAAAGTAACATTAACAATTACCCTTGTGCTTGCCGTATTTAGATAGCCAACAGTTATGGTTACTGCGGCGGTGTCATTGTTTTCAACGGTGATTGTGTTTATTATTCTTCTAGTAGACGCGGCAGGCGCAGAAACTACAGTTACTGCCGTAGTGCCATTTAAAACACCATCGTTTGCGCCTTCTGTAAACGTAGTGCCGTTGTTGTCTGCGTACGCGGCGGTAAAACTTGGATTTGTCGTCGCAGCCGCGCCCGACATAACTATCGTTATGGATTTTGATGTTGTATCTAAAACTATCATAGTTTCCTCATTTTAAGAACCACGCAAATGCAAAAGCAGTAGTATTTGAAGATGCTGCAACAGTTGCCCAAGATGTATTTGTCCCGTCAGTAGTTAGATACTTGCCTGAATTACTTGTTTGACTAGGGGCTAGCGCATTGAAAGCTGTGTTAGCTGTAGTTTCGCCAGTGCCGCCGTTGGCAATAGGCAAGGCCGTTCCTGAGTAGGAAATGGCCAAGGTGCCCGACGAAGTGATTGGTGAGCCGGTGACCGACAGAAACGACGGCACTGTGGCAGCCACCGAAGTGACCGTGCCGCCAGGGTTGCTTGAGTTGATCGTCTGGTTTGGCCAAGTACCTGTAATGGTTACGTTAGTGCCCGCTACCAGTGAGGGAGTGGCCGTGCCCGTGCCGCCGTTGGCCACAGCCACAATGCCGGTCACGTTGTCCGCCGTGCCGGTAGTGTTTTGGTTAAATGTTGGCCAAGTAAACGAGCCAGTGCTGAAATTGCCTGACTGCGGTGTGCCAAGGATCGGTGTCACCAAGGTCGGTGAAGTGGCAAATACCAATGCACCTGACCCTGTTTCGTCTGTGACTGCGGTGGCCAAATTGACGCTGGACGGCGTGGCCAAGAAAGTTGCTACGCCAGTGCCCAAGCCCGTGATTGAGCCCACCGCAGGCGTGATGGTGGTGTTTGTGACGCCTGTGACCTGGCCTTGTGCGTTGGTGGTCAATACCGGCGTTTGTGTGGCCGAGCCATAAGTGCCCGCCGTTCCAATGTTTGTAATCGAAAACTGGTTGGTAATTAGGGATAACCCTGTACCTGCCGTGTAAACTTGCACCGCAGCAAATTCAATAAACACCAACGCGGTAGTGCCTACGGTGATTGGCAAGGGGGTCTGTTGCACCCATGATGTGTTGGCGTTGACTGTGCCTGATATGATAAGAAAGAAGTCGCCTTGGTCAATCTGGTCAACGCCCGAACCCGCCGTATCAAAGTCAGTCGCCCTTGTCAAAATGTAAGGTAATGACGCAGTACCGGCTTGGGTCAATGTGTACACACCGTTGTTTGCGCCCGCAGATTCATCTTTAATCAGCAGGCGCTTGCCAACATCGCCAACAACAAGCGTGTACCCGTCAATTGTCAATGTGCCGTTGGCATTGGCAGTCAAAGTAGCGCCGACACCACCAGTGCCATTATTGTATGTATTAGCCGCCAAAGCTGCCGTGGTTGCGTAGTTACACGCTGCGTGAAAATTGATGCCCGCAGCAATGCTGTCGGCATAAGACTTGTTGACAATATCGTTGCTGGATGATGGCGCGGTGGTGATTGTGCCGCTGGTCAACGTAACTGATGTGATGTCAGTGTTAGCACCTTTGAGCGCAAAAGGGGCGCTTGCCGCAACCGTTGCGCCTGTGCCGCCATTGGCAACACCCAAAGTGCCTGCCATAACCATAGTGCCGCTGGTAGTGACCGGACCACCGCTGAAAGTCAAGCCTGTCGTGCCGCCAGTGACATCCACCAAAGTGACTGTGCCTGACCCACCTACCGAGGGAGTAAAAGGCGGCGCAAGCTGTAAGTCATCCAACGACGTTTGGTTGTTGCCACCGCCGGTCAAGGTAAACAGGTTCAGAAAGAACCTATACCACTCACGCGACATCAACCCCGTGCGAGGGTCGATAAACTCGACCCGCGACGAAGGTAGGTTCGTTATATTGAGTTGTTCAGGCATTGGTCGGGCTCAGAATCAATTCAGCGCCCATGATGGCGACCTTTACAGGATCAGTCCCAGACACTTCATAAACCCTGTCCCGCAGCTTGAGCGTCATGCCAAGCCGCCGCCAAAAAACGCGCTGATAGTGCGCGCCGATCTTGCCCATTGCCGACCAATGTTCGCTGCTCCATGTGTGACCGCCATCGTCTGACCAACGAAGCATGACTTGCGGGTCATCGCCTTGGCCAGTGGCCAAGCCCGTACCTGATTCGCAATTTAATTGCAAACTGTGGTGGGCTGTGCGCTTGAGGTTGTTTTGACCGCTTGGCAGGGCTCGCCATGAACGCAGCCATTTTTGAGGCTCATCATAGTCAGCGTAGACGTTCAGCGTCATCTTGTAGATGTTGCCATTCTCAAAGTCGCCCACAATGGTGTTGCCACCAAAGTTACATTGGCAGTTGGATCTGTGACGGGTAAAGACACCGTTGTCCCAGCCAGCACGTTCATGCCACGCTTGGGTAGCCACGTCAAACACCCATGTTGCGTTGCCTGTGGGAAATGTCAGCACATAAAAAGCATGGCCTTCTTGCTGGTAGGTATACGCCACCGCGTCTGAAATGTCGCCGTATTGGGCAATTGCATACTCAATAGCATGGGTGGACACCCGCTGGCCGGTGTAGCCGTTGGCTCGGTAGACAATACCTTGGCCACGGGCGTCAGTGCCCAGCCAAAACAAAC